CCGGCTGAGTACGCTGCAACAACCCGCGCCAAGCGCGAGGCCACATCCAAGGGAAAACAGTTTGCAAAGCAGCCCAAGAAGGTGGCCGCAAAAGTGGCGAGGTACAGATGAAAACACCGGCATGGCAACGCAAGGAAGGGCAGAACCCCAAGGGCGGCTTGAACGCTGCTGGCCGCGCCAGCTTGAAAGCTGCAGGCCAGAACATCAAGCCGCCTGTTAAGTCTGGCGACAACCCAAGGCGAGCCAGCTTCCTGGCTCGAATGGGCAACATGCCTGGCCCAGAGATGAAAAACGGCGAGCCTACCAGGCTGCTGCTCAGTCTGAAGGCCTGGGGCGCAAGCTCCAAGGAGGACGCACGGTCCAAGGCCAAGGCAATCTCAGCACGCAACAAAGCCAAGAAGTGATGCCATGCAAGTTCCAATCCTAAGCGGCATCTACACTGACAGCACACCAGAGCTGCGCACCGCATACCCTGTAAACATGGTGCCGGTGCCAAAGGCGTCAGGCATCAGCAATGGCTTTTTGCGGCCTGGCGATGGCATTGTGGCCAACGGCACAGGCCCAGGCATTGACCGTGGCGGCATCAACTGGAACGGCGTCTGCTACCGTGTGATGGGCACCAAGCTGGTCTCCGTGGATAGCAATGGCGCTGTGACTGTGCTGGGCGATGTTGGTGGGCCTACCACCGAGCTGGTGACGATGGACTACAGCTTTGATGTGCTGGCCATTGCATCCGGTGGAAGGTTGTATTACTGGATTCCAGTCAATACTCCTGGAACCATAGGCTGGAACCCAACGGCTCCAATCTTGCGGCAAGTCACTGACCCAGACCTTGGCGTGGTGCTGGACTTCTGCTGGGTTGACGGCTATTTCATGACCACAGATGGTGCCAATTTGGTAGTCACCGAGTTGTCAGACCCGACCCAGGTCAACCCCCTGAAATATGGCAGCTCAGAAGTTGACCCTGATCCTGTTGTAGCACTCATCAAGCTGCGCAACGAGGTCTATGCCATCAACAGCAACACGATGGAGGTCTTCGACAACGTGGGAGGAGAGCTGTTCCCATTCGCACGCATTGATGGCGCACAAGTCCAAAAGGGCGCTCTTGGCACGCATGCCTGCTGCATCTACTTGGAACGCATCGCCTTCTTAGGCGGTGGCCGCAACGAAGCCCCAAGCATCTACCTTGGAGCAGCGGCCACCACCCAGAAAATCAGCACCCAAGAAATCGACAATCTGCTCCTTCAGTACACCGAGGCGCAACTGGTCAAGGTTCAATTGGAAGCACGCAACGACAAGAACCACCAGCATCTCTACGTCCACCTGCCAGATCGCACGGTGGTCTACGATGCCTCAGCATCTGAGGCTCTGGAGCAACCCGTCTGGTTCACTCTGACCACCGCAGTGGTCGGTTTCAGCCAATACCGGGCACGCAACATGGTCTGGATATACGACAAGTGGCTTGTTGGCGATCCGCAGTCCAGCTCCATTGGCTATCTTGTGCAAGACATTGGCCACCACTGGGGCCAGCAGGTGCGCTGGGAGTTTGGCACGGTCATCGTCTACAACGAAGGCAATGGCGCAATCTTCAATGAGTTGGAGTTGGTCGCATTGACCGGCAGCGTGGCGCTGGGCAAGAACCCGCAGATCAGCACCAGCTACAGCGTGAACGGCCTGTCCTGGAGTCAAGACCGCAGCATTGCTGTTGGTACGATTGGCAGCACCGCAAAACGACTTGCTTGGTTTCAGCAGGGCCATATGCGCAACTGGCGCATCCAGCGTTTCCGTGGCGACAGCGATGCCCATGTGTCGTTTGCACGCCTTGAGGCTCAGATCGAGGCGCTGGCATACTGATGGCAACCGCACCACAATCCCGCAAGTTGAACCTGACCCGCGATCAGCTCGCGGAGTTCTTGACCGACCAGCAGCAGATCAGGCAGTTTGAGCTGCTGTTTTCTGCCGTCGATCAGCTCCAGGTTATTGTCGGGACTGACTTTGAGTACCAGGCAGACACGGCGGCGGCCACAGCAAACGAGGCGCTGGCTCAGATCAGTCGCTTGGCGCAAGATGCAGCGGTCAGCGCAGCGGTCATTGATGGCAAGACCACACTGGCACTTGACCAGATTGCAACGCTGGCGCAGGACACCTCGGTCGAAGATGCCGTGCTGAATGCCAAGGTCCAGCAGGCACTGGATGCCATTCCAAGGCTGGCCCAAGTGCTCAACCTGCTGGCTCTTGCGCCAGTTCAGCAGAACAACAACTCGGTCACGACCGACTACATTGACTTCAACAGCAATGCGCCTAATCCGGCCACAAAGATCGGCAGGTTGCATTGGGATGGGCGCGTGTTTTACGCTACACCCAACGCCAATAACCTTGGCGTGACAGTGAACGAGCATTTTGTTGCGCGTACTGGCACTAAGACCATGACAAGCAACACATCCTTGCAGGCCGTTTTCAGTGGCGGTTCAGGTGGGTTGACCGATGGCGCGTTAACCGTCAACGGGTCAACATCGTACTATTTTGAATGCTCTCTAAACTTGTCCAGTATGTCTGCTTCATCAGGCAATTTAGGCTTCAGTATTGTTGGAGCTGGCACTGCAACTTTCACATCCGCAGCATGGCACGCCTTTGGTTTGGATGCTACAACGCAAACAACAGGCGCTGCGATTGGCGGTAGTTTTTCAGCGGCTGCTGGAGCTACGGGCAACATTTCCACGGCAGCTACTGGTACATCATATTCAGTGGTCATCAAAGGAATATTTCGCATCAATGCTGCTGGAACTATCATTCCTAGCGTTCAATTGACAACCGCATCTGCCGCTGTCGTAGGTGCAAATTGCTGGTTTAAATGCAACGCCATTGGCACTAATACAGTTGTGTCAGTGGGCAATTGGTCTTGATCTCTTAACTTCAAAAAGGATTTTCTCATGACCGTATCCATCAAGGTACTGATCCCAGCAAAGCAGGCCGAGAGCAGCCAAACCACGCAGTACACAGCCACCAACTGTAAGGCGATCATCGACAAGTTCACGGCCACCAACACCACAGCAGGCAACGTCACCATCAGCGTCAACCTGGTGACCAGTGGCGGCACTGCAGGCACGGCCAACCTGATCGTGGACACCCGTGCCATCGCACCAGATGAGACCTACACTTTCCCCGAGCTGGTCGGCCAGTCGCTGGAGTCTGGCGGGTTCATCTCAACCATCGCCAGTGCAGCCACATCGTTGACAATCCGCGCATCTGGCCGCGAAATCACTTAAAGGAGAACAGCATGGACAAATTTATGATGATGCCCAGGGGCTTTATGGGCCTGCCAATGGATGAGGAATTTATCACCACGGCAGAAAACAAGAAGAACTATGTCATTGCGGTGCAGGATTGGAACTACGGCCCAGAGATGCCAACCAATGAGCCAGGCGCAAACAAGGAGTTTTACGCAGGGCTGGCCGAGGCTATGCAGTGCACCGAAAAGGATGCACGGCGCAAGCATTGCTCAAACTGCGAGTATTACGACAACAGTTTCATGGCCCAAGTCAAGATCGAGCGCATCCCGATGGCAGCCTACGACAAGGGCGCAGGCTTTCGTGGCCACTGTGAAAAGCTGAACTTTATCTGCAATGACATGCGCGTCTGCCAGGCCTGGGAAGACCGGGAAGAAGAAGAAGAATATTGACGGGATGCCGAAATGTGGGAAAATGCAGCCGCTGAGCCTATCGAGCCGCCAGCAGCTCACCCTGAACAGGAGCTGCGCATGTCTGGTGTCGATTGGTTGAGAGTGAACCTGCAAAGGGTTTTCGCGCTCCCAACGCCAGCCGTTGAATGGCTGCTCATGCTTTATGGGGCCATCCAGGTCTTTGATGATGTCGCAGACGGTGATCCAGTCGAGCGCGAAGACCTCAATGCGGTGATCTGGAACACCCTGGTGGGCATGAACCAGAACACATTTTGGATTGCCAACTCCCACAGCCTCGCACCCATAGTGGCCACCATGATTCTGAAGTGGCAGGCATCCGACCAGGCCGAGCGATCAGGCAAGGCCGATGCACGGTCATTTGTCTGGCGTGCAGGATACTATGACGTTGTGCTGATGACCGTGGCGCTGTGCCACGGCACTCGTCGTGCGACAGAAGATGCAGGCAGCGTCATGGAGTTGTATGGCGA